CTCGTTCCATTTCTCCAAATCTAAGACCACCATCTCTTACTCTTCCTTCTACAGGTTGTCTTGTTAATATTTGTATTGGACCTTTTCGTCTGCTATGAACTTTATCCTGTACCATATGTTTTAATCTTTGATAATATATTGGTCCTATAAATATCTGTGTTTCTATTTTTGTACCTGTAAAACCATTATACATTGTTTCATATCCTTGACCTTGAAATCCTTCTTTTTTTAGAAGATCGCATATATAATTTGGATCCATGTTTTCAAATGGTGTAGCATCTCCAAATGTTCCATTTAATGCGCATGCTTTTCCTAATACACATTCCATTATTTGCGCTATGGTCATACGACTTGGTAAAGCATGTGGATTTATTATAATATCAGGTGTTATTCCTTGTACAGTAAATGGCATATCTTCTTGTCTATATGTCATACCAATAGTTCCTTTTTGTGCACTCATAGATGCAAACTTATCACCTATTTCTGGAATACGTATAGATCTTACTTTTGTTTTTATCATTTTATTTCCATGTTCATTTGTTGTGATTAATACTTTATCAATACATCCATTTTCATTATGTCTTATAGATGTCGAATTATCTTTTTTACTATAATTTATTTCATTGTTTTTTACATTATTCGTGTTTGTTATTGTTTTCCCTATAATTATATCATCCTCTTGTACTATGATACCTGGCTCTGTTATACCATCTTTATCTAATTTATCATAACTTGCATATTTTATACCAATGGTCTCTTTTATTTTTGGTTTTTCAATTAATTCTTTACATAAAGAACCATTGAACTTTTCTTCTTCTTTATATGTTCTATAAAATATTGACCTAAATAATCCTCTGTCAATTGAAGACTGATTCATTATTATACTATCTTCTTGATTGTATCCAGTATAACATGCTACAGCTACTATTGCATTTATTCCTGTTGGCATATTTTCTAATTGAATTTCTTTCAATATTCTTGAATTTACTAATGGTTTCTGTGGATAAAACATTACGTGTCCAAATGAATCCATCCTTTCTTGATAATTTAATGAATATATACCGATAGATTGTTTTGCCATCGATGCTTCGTAAATGTTTCTTGGACTTTGATTTCTATCTGGAAATGGTATTAAACTTGCTGATATACCAAACATTAAACATGGATGTATCTCACAATGTGTATATTCATTTCCATTTTCTAAATTTTCTACTTTCATAGATATAAGAGAACTTTCTTCTTCTTCTCCATCTAAATATTCTACGATTCCATTTATTATTAATTCATTAAATGTCATGTTTTTATGTTTTTCATGTTCATAAATTATTTTATTGTTTTTTACCACTAATAATGGTCGCGTACATCTTCCGGCATCTGTATTTATTTTTATTTCATCCATGTTTTTATCATAACTTATACCTGTTTCATATGATATACTACATGATTTTTTTAACTCTTTTAATTCATTATATAATTTTGTCCTATTATTTGTAGATCCTATTAATTCTCCATTCAATATTATCAACGTTTTATTTTGAAACGTTTCATGTTTTTTATACTCTATAAATTTTCTTATTGCTATTGATGATGACCCAAGACTTATTTTTAAACTTAATGCCATGTTCTTTAATAATCCACATCCCGCACCTTCTGGTGTTTCCGCAGGACATATCCTAAACGCATGTGTTCCATGTAATTGTCTTGGTTTTGTCATCTTTCCTTCCCTTCCTATCGGACTGTTTATTCTTCTTAAATGACTTATTGTACTTATATATGTATGTCTGTTTAATACTTGTGATACTCCTGTTCTCATACTTTGTGATACTCCAATACCCCAATTTCCTGTTGCTAATGAATATTTTAATCCATTCGTTATATGTTTTGTTTTTATCATATGTGTTATGTTAATAATCCTATTTGTAGTACCAATACTATTGTTTTTTTGTATCAGATTTTGTACTTCTTTATGCATCTTTTTATACAATTGTCTAAATAAACTTGCTAATAAAAAACCAACTAAATCTATTCTTTTGTTTTTTATATGATCTCTGTCATCTTCATTGTTTATTCCATTTAAACATAACATTAATTTTTTGAATATATATATATACATTTCTATTTTATTTTCATTTTTTTCAATATTTGGTAAAAAATTATTTTTTATTATTTTATTAAATTGTTCTCGTGTTATATTTGTATTTGTTATTTGTCTTTTTATCATATATTCATCTATTATTTCTCTTATTTTTTCATCGTCGTTTTCATCTATTACTCCTTCTTCATTTATTATACATTCTATATCATATATTCCTGATACTATTATAGATTCAATATTTATTACTTTTTTTACAATTTTTTTTATATCTTTATATCTTACTCCTAAATATAGTAATATTATAAACGCTGGTATGTCTTGTTTCATAAATGGTAATTGTAATTTCAAATATTGTCTAAAGTCTTGATTTGGTGTTGTTAAATATACATGTATTGTTGATGTTGATTTTGCTTCGTTTTCTCCTAATGACCTTAATTCCGCTTCCCATATATATTTATTATTGTTTTTTTTGAATACATATACATTGTTATTATTCATTTTTTCTTGTGCTATTATTACTTTTTCACTCCCGTTTATTATAAAATACCCTCCAAAATCTTTCGAACATTCTTCATGTACTCCTAAACTATGTTCTATATTGCAATATTTGCTTTTTACCATTATGGGTATCTTTCCTAAATAACATTTTTCAAATGTTTGTAGTTTTCCTTTTGTTATTAAATCTATATCTATATATAATGATGAACTATAATTTAAATTCCTCATTCTTGCTTCAACCGGCATTAATCTGTGTGATTCACCATCCGATTCACATGTTGTTGGCTTACTTATAGATATATTTCCAAATTTTATTTCTATATCATCTATTGTTATATTCCCTACGTCATTTACTATATCTTGTATCATATACGTCACAAAATTGTTAAATGAATCTATTTGATGTTTTACTAATGTATTTTGTGTAAATAATTTTTCATTTATTTCCCATAAATCTTTTGTATTCATTTTTTTGGTTTTACTTATTTAACATATTTCCTCTTTAAATATGTTATTTTATTTCTATTTTTCTTTTTGACGTTCCTGTGAAGAATGTTATTAACCCTGTTATAAATGTTATCATAAGTGTGTATATTGTATTTTGTATTATACTTGAAGACCCCGTTTTTACTACCTTTGATATTACTGATTTCATTAATTCATTAAATGCTAATGCTGATGAAAATGTTAATGCAAGTTTTAAACTTTCTAAGCTTTCAATTTTCCATGTTTTTAGTATTTTTGCTCCATCATCTTTGAAATCAATTTCTTTGACTCTATCCATTTCTTTATATTTAGAAAAATTTATTCGTATTTTTTCCAATTTATTTTTATCTTAATTATTAAATGACTGCATTAAAGGAAATTAAGAAAAACGCTTTTGACCATGAAGATACTGAAGATACTGAAGTTATTGAAGAAATTAAACTTAATAATGTTTCTGACAATGCTAACAATAATGATAGTGACGACGACGACGACGGTGATGATGACGATGATGACGGTGATGACGGTGATGACGTCGAATTTGAAAACAATAATGATGAACTTATGTCTATGTTTCAACATTTTTTTACAAATGATGATGGTGAAAATATAGCTGATATACTAACATCTTTTAAAAAATCTCTTGATATTCAAAATAAATTATTACATAAATTTATTCAAAAATCTACTTAAGATTTTCTCTCTATTTTAAATTATGACTCTTAATGTTTTCAAAAATGATATCTATAATTTTAATTATAATAACAAAATTTGGTTTGTCTTTTCATCCGTTTTAGGCTCTATTTCATCCGATATTCTTACCAATAATGTACAAAGTTTGGAATACAATATTATGTTAATTATGTATTTACTTTTTAAAATATCATATATTTTTGATATAGACCTTGATAAAGCTTGGCTTGAATGGAAACATAAAGCTTACAAAAAACAATATTCATATATTGGTTATTCATCTTCGCACTCATCTTCATACTCATCCAATGTTAATATTTGATTTACTTTTATTTTTTCTATTGAATTTTGATTCAATTTATATATGAATGAATATTTTCCATTATATTCTTCATCCGAATCTCCACATTCTTCTTTTGTACTTGAATTACAACTTATTTCACTATTGTTATCCGTATTGTCATTTTCACTATGATATTCTACATAATTATCTATGTAATTTGTTGCTGGTTGTGGTTCATTGTATATAATATCTTCTTTTTCTTCTAATTTATTTTCAATTATTTTTTTATAATTTGTTTTTATACCGTTTGTGTTTTTGGGTGGTTTAATTTTCATTAATTTATTTTATATATTCTTTTGGTTCAAAACGCCATTTTTCTAATATTTCTTTTGCACTTTTTATATCTTTGTCATACGTTATGTTATACACTTTCATTCTTTCGTAATGTATTTTCAATTTTGTTAGCACATTTATATTTGGTACAGTCTTTTTTGGATTGCACCATTTTTCAAATGTTTTGAATTTTTTCGTTTTTCTTTTATTTTCATACCATTCATAACTTTCATTCATGTTGAAATTTTGATATAAAGTTTGTAATTTTTTATTCATGTTAATGTTTTTACTTTTGACTTCGTCATTATCGCTTTCGTCACAGTCTTCGTCACAGTCTTCGTTGTCGCTTCCGTTTTCACTTTCATTGTCGTCTTCGTCGTCTTCATTATCGTCTTCGTTTTCGTCTTCATTGTCGTATTCGTCGTTGTCTTCGTTGTCTTCGTTGTCTTCGTCATTGTCACTTTCATTGGCACTTTCATTGTCGTCTTCGTTATCGTTGCTTTTCTCTTTAGGGTTTTCACTTCTTAGTTCAATTTCCATATAGCTCATTTCACTTTCAATATTGGAAGACTTCATGTTTTCTTTATTATTTTAGTTTTCTTTAAGTAAAAATTTTAAAATGGTATAAAGATTTGTTATGATAATTAATTATGAAATCTAATATGGTTAACGAAATGTATTATCAGAATTTTATTAATTCTCTATTAACCGATAAAAATAGAGATTTGCAAAAGGAAAAATTTGATGCTCTATATAGAGTAAATTACGCTTTTCAAAATCATAATGTTCATTGGGTTTATTTTGATATAGAAACAACATCTCGTGATAATAACTTGCGCAACGGTGTTGTTATTGAAATTGCAGCTTATTGCGACGAACATAATCAATTTAAAGAAATCGCTAACCCTGGATTTCCTATAACTAATAGTTATATACATGGTATTACTGATGATATGGTTCGATATGCTAATTCGACACAAGTTGTTTTAAATAATTTCTTCATTTTCATTAATAATATCAAAAAAACACCCGATGATATCGTGATTTTGATAGGTCATAATGCTGCAAGTTTTGATAAAAAAATTATAGAAAATCATTTAAACGATTTTAAATTTAATCGCGAATTTTATTATAATATTTTCATTGCAGATACTTTACATTCTTTTAAAAGATTTATTTCATTAAAAAGTTACAGTTTGGAAAATATTTATAAGGAAATTTTTGATGAATCTTATATTGAATCACATCGTGCTTTAGATGATTGTAAAGATTTAAAAAGAATTGTAGATTACTTTACTAATAAACATCAACTATCTATTTTTGATATTCTTGAAAAATATATTTATCAATTAAATTTTAAATCTTTTTTTTAATTTCTTTGTTATTTTTTTTAAAACATAGTATTTAAAATGAAAATTGATTGGAAACTTATAAATACTTCATTTGATATAAACTTCATAAAAGAAGTAGGTTCTATTTTAGGTGAAGGAAGTTTTGGTTCAGTACAAGAGATTATTACTACAGATGGTTCTAAAAATACATTTACTATGAAAACACAAATACTCAAATCTATGGATGATGTTCGTATTTTTGAAAATGAATTGAATGTTGGTTCTAATAATTTATTAAAATCTAAATTTATTGGTCCATCTATATATGCTTATTCTTTATATACTCATAATAATACTAGATATGGTGTTTATATTATGGATCATTGGGAACGTGGTCTTAAAAATGTAAAATCTACAACATTATTAAATTATTTGAATAAATTTGATAAATGTCCTCTTCCTAAAAGTGATATTATATATAGTATAGAACATCTTCTTCTTTCATTTTACAAAATTACTAAAGGATATCACGGCGACCTTCATACATCTAATATAGCTGTTGTTTTTACCGATAAAAAACCACATAAAATATTATATTTACAAATTTTCGATTATGGAGCACATCAAAAACTTAGTATTTCAAAATTAAATAAATGTTTTTCTTTAAAAAATGTTCTTAATTTGATT